GGTGACTGGATGCATATCTGGAACCAGCTCACCATGCCTGCGGGCCAGATGAAGGGCTACCACGCCATGGTCGGCAACACGACCCAGCTCACGTACATGACCGACCCCACGTTCTCGGCGGTGGACGGTCCTTGCGAGAGCAGCGCGCCCAAGCAGGTGTGCGCTCCCCGCAACGCTCTCCCGGAGACCACCCTGTACGTGCCTCTCCAGTTCTGGTTCTGCAAGAACCCGGGTCTTGCCCTCCCGCTCATTGCGCTCCAGTACCACGAGGTGCGGATCAACATTGACCTTCGCCCGATTGACGAGTGCCTCTGGGCGGTCGCTAGTTTAACCTCGGGCGGCAAGGTCACTGCGGCGTACAACCAGTCCCTGGTGGCCGCGTCGCTCTTCATTGATTACGTGTTCCTTGACACCGAGGAGCGCCGGCGCATGGCCCAGAACCCCCACGAGTACCTGATCGAGCAGCTGCAGTTCACGGGTGATGAGTCGGTTGGTTCGTCGTCCAACAAGATCAAGCTCAACTTCAACCACCCCGTCAAGGAGCTGATCTGGGTGGTTCAGCCGGACGCCAACGTGGACTACTGCGCGTCGCTGGTTGCCTCGGAGCACCTCTTCAACGTGCTCGGCGCCCAGCCGTTCAATTACACGGACGCGATTGATGCGCTCCCGAACGCCATCCATGCCTTTGGTGGCCCGAACGCGACCTCGGCGGGTGGTGCGAATGACGTCAATTACAGCTTCATTGACGCGTCGGGCCTCTTCCAGCTGTCTAGCCCGATGGACGTTTCGGGCTGGGTCAATTCGGGTGGTCTTACGGAGACCCCGAATTCTCCTCAGTGGAGCTCCACGGTTTCGGACGCGGGCACCTTTGTCCTCTCCGAGACGGCTCTTGACCTGCACTGCTGGGGTGAGAACCCGGTGGTGACGGCCAAGCTTCAGCTCAACGGTCAGGATCGCTTCTCTGAGCGTGAGGGCAGCTACTTTGACCTCGTCCAGCCTTTCCAGGCGCACAGCCGCACCCCTGACCGCGGCATCAACGTGTACTCGTTCGCCCTTCGCCCTGAGGAGCACCAGCCGTCGGGCACGTGCAACTTCTCGCGCATTGACAACGCGACCCTTCAGCTCATCCTGTCTAACGCCTCGGTGGGCGGGTCCAACACGGCCAAGGTTCGTGTGTACGCGACCAACTACAACGTTCTCCGCATCATGTCGGGCATGGGCGGTCTTGCTTACTCCAACTAAACGTTCACTCATCTTTAGGAATACCAAAAACAAATTATAGAAATATAATTTGTTTATTATATATATATGGAGTTTTTATATGCAGATGATCCATTTTCTATCTTTTTAACCATCATCATTCTTATCATCTTGTTTATTTTAATGTTAAACATTTTAATGGGAATCATTAATTCTGTCGGTAAATCCAGTGAAATTTATGTGGTAAAAGGCATCACGCCAGGAAACATTCCTCTGTATATTCCAGTAAACCCTGCGTTAAATGGAAGCGCACCGATTGATCGGTCTCACAATAAAACGGGCATTGAATTTTCATGGTCCGTTTGGTTAAACATTGCCGATTTACCGAGTTCATCCAATTACCAGCACGTGTTTAATAAAGGAGAAGGAATTCAAACTAGCGGAATTGTGTTTCCCAACAATGCTCCCGGATTATACATTAAAAAATCTGAAAATGAATGCAATTTAGTGGTCTTGATGAATACGTTTGATAATTCTAGTATTGTGGATGATGTTACCATTCCTAACATTCCATTGAATAAATGGATCAACGTCATCATTCGGGTCATGAATAATAACTTGGACGTTTACATCAATGGTACGCTATCCAAATCACATGAATTAAGTGGTGTTCCGCGACAAAATTATGGAGACGTTTCTGTCGCGTTGGATTCTGGATTTAATGGATACTTGTCCGATTTACGTTATTTTTCATATGGATTATCTCCTGGAAAAATCACGTCCATTAGTTCTGCAGGACCCAATTTAAAAATATCTTCCAAAGTAAATAGTTTAAAAACTACGCCCTCTTATTTATCTTCTAAATGGTACTCAGATAATATGTACGTATAGTAAATGTATTCATTAAGTAAACTTTACATAGACCAAAATGGATTTCGCTATTACATACCGTGTCCGTTAGTCCCTTACATGGACGAGATTTATGAAAAAACAAAAACACTCACTGTCAAAGAAGCCCTGTTGGCCGTTGCTTCTGAAAAAGGAATCCAATTGTTTAAAAAAGAACCGCTCCGGAGGTTGTACCAACAGGGACCGGCCGCTCCCGTAAAAGCCACGTCCTCTTCTCTCTCATGGTTCCTTTTAGGCGACTTGGGGTACGGGCGTATCTTTCAGTACCAGTATGATGCTCCCGTTCCAAGCGAAATGTTAAACAATGTGAATTACACCTTTAAACCTTTAGAAGCAAGGTTTATGTATACCAATACGGCATCTACCTTTTCGTACGGCGTGTATCAAACGACCACCATGACGTACCAACAAATGAAAACGGATGCTCCCATGTTGTATAAATTACTGGACGATATCATTACGGTCAAATATGTCACGGATGAGAACGGCACCATTTCATATCCATTTACAACAGGGTACCCCATCGCATTACCGTGCATATGCACGTCCGTAGATACTAAAAAACCAGAACATTCTGGTTATTTAATGAATGATAATGAAGGAAACATTTTATTTTATCCAGCCATTCATAAAACATTATTGTACTTGTATGAGGCGTATACCACAAACTCCATCGTTTATTTTTCAAACATCGGGTGTCCGATAGATGACATTACCTCCAACATCTTGTATAAGTACACGAAAAAAAAGTTAAACCCACCCAAAGTTATTCCGTGTTATCGTAAGTAGGTGTTTCTCGTTGAAACGTAAGCAACGAGTGGTAGGCATAGGGGTATTCGTTCACGTAACGAAAATGACACTTCTTCGCCATGTGAATCAGGGCTTCTTTAGACAAAGGGTACAGAATATGATGAACGGTGTACGATTGTTTGTACTTTATTTTTTCTTTCAACATGGTGTTGTGTAAGGTGGACTCGTAGGTAATGTCGCCTACCATGGGTTCCCCGTACGGACGTTGAGACGACCAATGCACCACCAGAGTACCCTTTTCAGAAAGCCAATGGTGCGCGTTATGAAAAAAAGTTTCCTTGTCTTGAATTTCATAGATAGTATAATATAAGCATAAGATATGGGTAAACGATTCTTCAGGAAAAAGCGACGCATTCATTACATTTCCATGAATGTAGGTTTGTGGAAATGCTTGTTTGGCATGATGCACCATCGCTTTAGAAGAGTCCAACCCCACTGCGGAAATGCCGTTGTCGTTCAAGTGCCCGACATGGTACCCTAATCCCGAACCGACATCAAGTACGTGGCTTGATGTAGACATTCGTGATTGTAAATACGTTAATTCCATGTGGTACCGTTCAGGGCGATACGTGACGAGTTCGTACAGGGGGACATACTCTTCCGAATAGGGTACGATGGCCCGAGGAGTTTCTGTGGAGTACGGTATGGATGGAGAACATAGAATTAAAAAAGAAATCATCATCAGCATTAATAAAAGGTAAATCAACATATATATTATTATGCTTATTTTAATGTTAAAAACTTAGTGTTTTTATGTATGGACGTCATTGAAGACATTCGGACTCCCGATCAATTCAAAGTGTTTACCTTTTCAAAGTACCAAAAAACATCGGTGAAAAAAGAGTGGTTATCATCCATGTTGAAGGAAAATGTGGAAGCGTCTTGTTATTGGACGACGGAATTGATTTGCAGTGGGTTATTCAATGAATTATGGGAACTCATTCTTTTTTTTTATGCCAAACATATTCATTCTGGAAATCCCAAGATTCCTGCTTATTTAGTGATGCGGTTTGATAATTTTAAACAAGAAATTCTTACCGTTACACATGAAATAGAGTTGCGAAATAACATGATTGTCAGAAAAATCATGACAGAAATCGTATGTATCTTATGTAAATCCAACAAACAAAATAGTTATGACATGATAGATGTGGGAAAGGACGTTGTCATTGTAAAGAGTAAACTAATCGCTCCGACCATTGAATACAACAAGGGGTTTAAACCGACAGATCCTAAAGAATTGTTTATTCCGATGAATGAATTGGGGTACTCCCTTTTTTCTAAAAATACACGAAATGCATGTTATTGGATTGAATGGATTCTTTTGTTTTTGCATAAACATAAATGTAAAACCATAGAGCGATCCTACCATCCGAAGTACACTACGGATGGTATATGGATTGTGTGGGACACGCTGTACGCGTACTCTCCGACGCCATTGTCTAAAAAAATATTGGATTCTCTTGTTCGGTTGTTTACCATTGCGTACACGCCTGTACTTAAAGAAAAACGACGTTTTTTACTTTATTATGCAGTATCGGTATGCTGCGAACCCATTTCTATGGAGGGTGACCTTATTTCTGATAAAAAATTAATAGAAAATTCTTACGAAAAGTGCTGGATCATGTATAAGGACATACGAAAACATGAAGTTTCTTAAATGTACTTGAATAAAAAATAAGAGAGGACATGAAAATAAATTTAATACGAGTATATTATATGGCAACACTTAGTGCAGAAAGAGAAATTGGTCCTCCATGGGGAGCAATTGTAATTGTTGACGCACATGGTGAAAAACTCGAAAAAAAAATTAGTGGCAATGGTGTATTAGTTAATCAAGGCAATGATTTTTTTGGCAATTTTGTCTCCATTCCTTCAGCAAAAAGAATTAAAGCCGAAATATTTGAAAGTAAACCATTAGAGTTTTATAAAGATATTCTTAAAAGAGAGAAAAAAAAAACAATTGATGATTTTAATTTTGGAAGAGATAAACCACCTAAAATGAATGCAAAAGACCAGAAGACGTTTGAATTTTATCTGGGATCAGGAGAAATAATTGATGATTTTTCTTTAAATGGTTGTAATGACTATTTGTTTGATAGAGAGGACCCATCACCCGTTCAGAAAGAATCATTTAGTATTGAGTTTGTCTATATTCATCCTTCTTTAAATCAAAATATTCTTCGTCGAAATCTGTTTAATAT